TGCTTCAGTGGCACGCTGCTGTGCTTGACTGGCTGCAATCTGTTGTTGACTTGCCGCAATGTTTTGATATGCTGCTTGTTCTTGTGCTGCAAGATTTCTTATTTGCTGAATCTTAGAAAGATCCAGTGGTTCAGGTGTTCTGATGCCAAGACTGATTGATGGGTCTATTGCCATGTTTTTTCCTTATTATGGTTTGCCTGGTACATCATAGTACGCTGGAATAATTGGTGCGCTAGTTCCACCTGCTGTTTGTGCTGTTAGCCAGGGACTTGGTCTGTTGATTAGTTGATACGTCATCCAGTTTTGCAGACCACCCTGTGCAGCACCAGTTAGAGCATTGGCAGCGCCTATAGTACCTGCCGCTTGTGCTGCTGCTCCACTAGTTAGATATTGACTTGCTGCTTGCTGTCCGCCTATTGTAGCAGCACCAATTGTACTTGCTGCTTGCTGCCCTGCTGTACCCAAACCACCGGCTGTAGTTTGTCCTACACCTGCTAAACTTGCCAGTCTGTTGTATTGTTCACGCTGCTGTGTCATATATCTGTCAAATGCTGCTTGATATTCTTGACTGGCTGCTTGTTGAGCGTAATTGGTAATATCTTTTAGACCCTGTCCTGTTTGAAGCATACCAGTTGCTGCTCTACTGGCTCTTAGTGCTTGTAGTCCCTGGTCAAGTCTAAACTGATAACTTGGGTCCATTGTCAAACTACTAGGAGTAAATCTTTCAGTAAACACTCCACGACCACCAGCACCGCCATATTGTGTTGCTGCTTGTGCCAATTGTTCAGGAGTAGCGCCATAATTTACAATGTTAGCGCCGCCAGGCATCATGCCAGTGGTAGCAGCAGCAGTATCAGCAGCGCCGCCAGCAGTTAGAGGTCTAGCACGCCCATCGCCGCCTACTAACCCACCTGGGCCACCTGGCTGAGCACGTACAGCACCAGCAGTGCCAGGAGCAGCAGCGCCAGCAGCAGTAGGAGCAGGTGCGCCATATACGCTACCAAGTCCCATGCCACCTAGTAATGCCGCATAAGCAGTTTGGCCACCACGCAAAAATGGACTTTGTGTTGCCAAATTTTGCTGATACATTTGCCATGTTAGTGCATTGGCCTCACGAGTGGCCTGTAACTGAGCACTAGCAGCCGTTTGTGTTGCTCCTGCTTGAGTTCCAGCCGCACTTTTAGCAGCCTGAGTAGTGACTACTCCGCCAATTACAGCACTACCTATAATTGCTGCTGCCACATTACAAATTCCTGGTTTTTCAAATTCCCAGTCGCGTCTGGTATCATTTCTCATAGGTGTTTCCTGTTTATATTATATTTATGCCAAAACTTTGAAAAAGGTTTTGTCGCTATTTTTGTATCCTAAGAATTCCAATAATCTGGTATTATCGCTGTGCAATTTAGTACCTGTGATTATTTTCTTTACTCCACGTTGTTTTAGACTCATTTCAGCATATTGAAACAGTCTTAGACCTGTGCGGCCCAGTCTGTCGTCTTTTTTGATGTAATACAAGTCTACTATTCCGTGCAGCGTGCTTTTGTAATGCAAATGTCCACCTACTAACGTTATATGATATCCAACTAATTTGTGATTTTTTCTAACCGTTACAGTGTGTAATTTGCCCTCACGTTCCATTTTTACAAATCTTTGCCAATCCATGTCAACAGGCACAGAATCTTTGCTAACGGCAAGTTCTAGCCAGTGAGTGTGCTCAAAATCTTTTAGTTCTGGTATTATTTCTTCAAAACTTTCTTGACTGTACATGTAATTGCCGTGAATTTTTGGCTCGCTAAACTCAATAGTTGTTTTAGCAGTGTTGTAAGTTTGTTTGATATGTTCAAAATATGGTGTCCTTATGTCAACAATCATTGTGATTCTGTCTACGGTGCTGTTATTTTCTACACTATGTTCTAAACTATTGTTGAAAATAAACACATCGCCCTGTTTTGGTGTATAACTTTCGTCTTGGCAGTGAAATACAGCACCAGGTTCCTGTTGTATTGCTATATGAAATCTTTGATAGTAATTTGCTGGACTACCATGATCTTCATGCTTAGTAATCTTAGTTCCAGGTGCCATTTTTGTTATCACGCATCTGCCAATTTGATCTCCAAATACTGTTGCCAGTAAAGTGTAAATGTAATTTGCTACTGGCAACTGACTAGCCGCTGGAAACCAGTAACATTCTTTGTCATCAATAGCATCTCTGGGATCGCTGGTCAACTCATTGAATCTAATAAGTATATCATCAACCTGTGTATGAGGGCTATTTGGATGCGTGGTTCTAATTGGAAACTGATTCCATAAGTCATGCGATTCGCGTAGTGCCACCAGTAACGGTTCGGTTTCAAAAGTAGTAATATGTTGAAAGTTTTTCATATTATTACTTATGTAACTTATACAGTATCAGGCATTTCCCACTTCGACATCAAGATAAGCACTAAGCATTTGGCATTTTACAGGCTCAGTTATTGTTACTCTAAAAACTCTGTCGCGACTGCTGCCCAAACGTTGCCAACGAGCACGAACTCTGTACTGACCGATTCTACCAACTGTGGCATATATAGGATTGCTCCATGTAAATCCACCGTCATCACTCATTTCTAAAACGATTCTTGGATTGACTGCGCTACTGGGGTTTGTTCCATTGTCAACTAAGCCCACGCCTGCCTGAAAGTCAACTTCCATTAGTTTATAAAATAATCTATTTAGACTTTCACTGACATGAGGACTTTGTCTTATTCTTGGAATCATTTCTCCATTGTCACTGTAAGTTTCTAAATCGTATTCGTATATGTTACCAGTATTATAGTCACCAATAATATGCTGGCCATTGAGCACACAGTGAGTTTGACCTAAATGTCTGCCAATAACACCAGCAGTTACGCTTTGACGTTCGCTCCACTGCTTACAACTCATATCATAGACCCAGGTAGTTGGGCTGCCAGGTATATTTAGAACGTAAAAGTAATGTCCCTCTTGTTGATAAGCATAACCCACAGCACCACTAATGTCGCCTAATTGCTGTATGGCAAATTCTACAGCGTGCGTTGACACACGAGTAGGCATGGCATTTTCCAGCATGTATACTACACCGCCGCCCTGAGCGTTACTCCCGAGCCAAAAAAACGTTTCACTGAGCACGGCAATGCTGTTTGGAGCAGCGCAACCCACCTGACTAAATCGACCGTCCTGTCTTTGAAACGGACTGGTTCCACTGGCACCGCTATCAAACCAAATTTCTGTTGTTTTAGCACCTAGCAAATAAAGTTGTCTGTTATTTGAAATAACAGCCATTAGTATGTCACTGTTACCGCTTTTGGCACTTTGATTTAGCGGCAAAAAGTCTACACTATACAAGTCACTAATAAAAAAGTTAGTAGTGTTAGTCTGATTCAGAATAAAATAACCATCCTGGAATGTAACTGTCTGACTGGGATAAAAGTTAGGATCGTTTACTTGATTGAGTATTGTTTGACCTATGCTGATATAATAACCGTTTTGACCATCTACAAACAATACTTGAACGCCGTTGTCAGCAACACTAACCGGACCAGTACTGGTAGTCAAGTTTCCAGTAATTAGAACAGGAATAGCATTGGCACCGCTTAGTTGATATACTTCATTGCCACTGACCACATACATTAGTTGCTGATTGCTCAGCGTATAAGTTGCTCTAATTGGTCCAGTTCCTATAGTTTGTAAAAATTTTAGTCCCGGCGTTCCAATAAGTACCGCTGGTTCGCCGCCTTTGCCGCCACCGGTTTCGTCAATTTCGATATAATAATTGACCAATCGCTGACAGTCGAAACGCTGAGCACGACTGACATAACTAGGGCCAACAAAGCCCGGAAACCTTTTTTTTGCCTCAGCCATTTATCTTCTCCATAGTGTCAGTTATGTGATTGTGAACATAACCAGCATCAACAAGAACTTTGACACTTAGATTTTCTTGTCTTATTTGTCTGCCAGTAATTTTATTACTTTTAGCAATTGCTTGTTGTGTTCTGGCAACACGATCAGCATACCAAAAGGAATAATTCTCAGGTGTAGGTGCTTTCATATTAGTTAGGTACCGTAGTGGCTAAGTTATAATTGTATACGCCAGGGCCAGGAGCACTGATTGCTATGTCGCCACGCATTACTTGATTTCTACTGTTCAAGCGTTTGATTTGAGCATAACTTTCTAGTGCCAATTTGGCCACTTCTTCTTGTATTGTTTTACCAAATTCTGCAGCCAATTCTACTGCCAAATTGAATCTAATGGCTCTGGCATAACCACGAGGAAATGACAGTTCATCATCTAGTGTGTCAAATGTACTCAGTGGCTGCCAGGTCCATACTGTTACTGGCTGCGCAGTTGTTGGCACTGGCCATACTGATATTGTTCTTAGTGGATAATTACCATTGTCATAGAATTTTACCGGATAAGTAGCAGGCTGGTCCTTGACAGGAATCGCAGCGTACTGTGCATCTGTTAGACTTTCCATTGGAATATCTATTGTAGTAGGCATCTGAACAATTTGATACAAATTAGTTATAGGATCATATGTCAAACTGCCATTGTAACTAACAGTTATACGCTCGACATTCATTGGTCGTGACAAGTTCCAGTCACCGCCTGTGCCAAGTGTATAGTTCTTTTGATTGACTACTAATGGAAAATAATACTGTTTGAGCAAATAAATGCTCAATTTATCAGTACTCCAACTGTCAATCATTTGATCTAGTGCTATTAGACTAATGTCCATGTCGGCAGCCGTGGGAACTTCGTTTGCCTGTACAACGTTGATTAGTCTAAGTGATCCGGTTACGATTTCTCTTATGGTGCTCATATTACATGTTGGTTGGTATAGTGTCACCAGTGATATAATTGAAGTAACTGGTGCGATTACTTGCAATGGCTTGATCGCCTGTCATTATCTGCGGAATACTGTTTAGTCTTTTTATTTGTGCTTTGCTTCTTGCTGCTATAGCCTTGACTTGTGGTGCTACTGTTTTACCAAATTCACTTGCTAACTCTACAGCAAGTGCAAAGCGCAATGATCTAGCATAACCCTTGGGGAAGTTTACTTGATCATCAATACTTGTAGCATCAGCCAATGGTTGCCATAGCCATAATTGAACTTCCTGTACTGTTAGTGGTATTGGCCATACAGTTACAGTGCGCAATGGATAGTTGCCATTGTCATAATATTTTGAAGGAAACACAGCACCAATGTTTTTTACTGTTATAGCAGCATACTGTTCATCAGTCAACTTTTGCATGGGAATATCAATTTTACTAGGGGCTGGTCCAATTCCACTGGGAACTTCGTAGTGAACATATGCGTTCATAAGTTCCATAGGACGTTCAATATCCCAATCGCCACCTGGTCCTAAAGTATATGTTTTTTTGGCTGGAACAAAACTAAAAATATAAGGATTCATGGAGAATATGCTTAGTTTCTCCGTGGACCAGTTTTCAAGCATCTGATTGAATGCTTCAAAACTAATATTCATGTCGTCAGCAGTTGGAACTTCATTTGCTTGTACAACATTTATTAGTCTTAGTGACCCTGTTATCAATTCGCGTATTGTGCTCATATTATTATTTATGCGAAAGCCCTATCAACATTTCTGCTGATAGGGCCTCAAAGGAATAGACTATGGCTGTAACTGTATTTATGCGGCTTTGATTAGACCCAAATTGACTAGTGCGCCGTGAATAGCAACTGCTGTGTTGGCAACAGTTTGCTGGGCTACACCGGTTGTGCCGTAAAAGCCTACAGTTTCAGTTAGACTATCACCAACGATTGCACCGTTTACGCCGCCAGTAAGAACTGCTGGGTTAGTGGTACCTTCTACTGCGGGACCAGGGTTGGCCATGATAAGTCTCCTATAATAAATGAACAATTTGTTCAGATATATTTAGGATAAATGAATGATTGCTTTTTATTTATCCTGAAATATAATACAGATATGAGTTTGCGACACAAATATCTTTGCCAAAAATCAAAAGCCAAACATCGTGGAATTGATTGGAATTTATCATTTGACGAATGGTTATACATTTGGGAACAAAGTGGTCATCTTGCCCTTAGAGGCTGCTCAATTGGAAAATATTGTATGAGCCGTAAAAATGATACCGGGCCATATAGTGCTGATAATGTTTTTATACAATTATGGACCAAAAATACCAGTGACGCACATAAAGGACAAAAAATAAAAAAGGCTAGAACTGCTGAGTATCGTGCTAAACAAAAACTAAGTCATGCCAATCCTGTTATTGTTATGGGAAAAGAATACACTAGCATGAATGAAGCATCAAAGCAGTTAGGAATTTCCAGGTATACTATAAAGAAAATAGCAACAAAAAAGGGAACCTAAGTTCCCTTTTTGTTTATTGCCCTATCTGATTAGGATGTGGCAACTCTAGTTGCTAACTGTTCATAGAGAGTGTTGAATCCGAATAGTATATCGAAACGTGTGATCCACTGATCAGTTACAACGTTGTAATCACGAATGATACGAACGCTTAGACCAGTCTGAGGATCGGTTGCGCGGAACGCACGGTCTGTACCACCGGGTACGTCGAGATCGGCACAGCCGAATACGAATGCATCTGGATGGAAAGCAACACTTAGTTGTGTGGTATTGCTTGCGGCACCGGCGATAGTAATGGTGGCGTTGTTGCCAGGACCTGCACTAACGTTTTGGAATGCGCCACTGGTTACGATACTTGGGCTGATACTTAGTGTACCTGCGCCAGCGCCGTCTAGTGTAACGTCTTCAAGAACAACGAACTGTTGAGGAACGTTTAGAGTAGCCTTGGTCTGTGGGTTGACAGCATTTACACCGTTGATGGTAAACACTGTACCGGCAGTGATTGTTGCACCAGAAGCATAACTCTTGACATCAAGACTTGCACCTGTTTGACCAGCACCGTCAACTTGACCAGCACCAGCAACAGCAGTACCATTGGTATGTACAGGCATGTTTTGGTCCATGTACCATTCAAAACCTAGAGCCTGGGCTAGTTGACCCTTTTTGTACTGCTCACTGATTACTGGCTGTGGGTTGAATAGGTTTAGACCTAGACCAGTAGCAGTTGCTTGTGTTTGAGGATCTGCTAGGAACTTCCAAGAACCATCACGTGGGGCTAGATTTTGGTCTAGTTTGACGCCAGCACTTAGATAAGTTGATAGTGAACTTACAGCACTGCCAGGTGAGCCAACTTGGTTGTATACTTGGCTTAGATAATTTAGACCGTAAGCATCAATACGGTTAGCAATGTTAGCCATGGCAGGCTTGATAACGCGGTCACTGTACATATCCAAGGACATGGTCTGTTCTTGTGATGTAAATGAAAGGTCAACACCGTACTGCTGATTGAGTGTTAGAGGAACGTAAGTTTCTGTTTGAGACTCAATGCTAACAACAGGACCTGTACGACCCAAGTAGCGAGCAGGCTTACGAATGTTGATGGTTTGACCGATTTTAGCGCCCTTGATTGCGAACTCTTGGTCCCAACGCTGAGCAACGTTAGTCACGAATTTTAGAGAACCAGTAAGAACACGCAGTGACTCTTGCGTGATCATACTGATGGTAAGTAATTGGTTAGACATTTTTTATGTTTCCTATTTATTTTCTTAGGCTGGCTTCACGACGCTTGACCCATTCACTATAACTTAGACTAGGATCACGCAAATCATAACTCTCAACCTTGGCAGTGCCCTTGACCGATTTTACTGGCTGTGGTGCTCTGCTAATTTTAGGCGCTTCTGCAGGCTTTTCTTGTGTTTGCTGCTTGGAGCCTAATAACCGATCTTCAATTTTACCTAGTTCTAAGAACCGGCGATGGCTAGGAAGACGCTGCAATCGCTCAACTTCATCAACATTTTGTGCCAAATAATATGCCAGTCTAGGACCAACTTCACTTTCCATTGCTACGGCTACAATTTCAGGTATTTGTTCCTGTCCGTATTCTTCAACAAATTCACTGACAACTTCATCGAAATCAGGTTGTTCCTTGCGAAACTCTGCTAAACGCTGTTCGTAAGTCTGAGCCATACGCTCGGCAGTTGATTGCTGCTTGACTTGCTGTAGTGTTTGCCCTAATTTCCAATCTGTCAGTGCTTCTGTATACGCCTCAATGTCGTTATAGTCTGAAAACTTTGGTTTTTCATTAGATGCTGCTGGTTCCTGTTTAGGCTCTGCTGCACCCTGTTGTAGTGCTACTCGTTTCCAATACTCAATTTCCTGGTCCTTGGCGCTCAAACGCTGATTGAATTTTTCAATTCTTCGTTCGAATCCACGCTTTGGTTTTGCTGTTGACTCTGTTTCAGTTTCACTTGAATCACCAACATTGTCAGTGTCGGTTGAATCAGCAGTGACCTCTGATTCTGTTGTTGAACTTGCTGATTGTTCGTCCGTGTTAGCGGTTTCAACTTCCTTAGTGACTTCGGCCTGATTATCACTAGGAGTCGCAGCCTTTGCTGCCTCTGCGGCAGGACTTGATGCTACTTCTGTAGCGGGAAAAGTACCAAACATAATTTTATCTAACCTCGTATGAGTAGTTTTACCTGGTGTCTAATGTCGCCAGTACCATATATATTTATTTATACGCCGAAAACAAAAATAAAATGTCGTATTTTTACAACATTCGTGTTTTTTGACAATAAATCACAAGTGTAGTATAGTATCAGTATCGTAACGACAACAAACAAACATCATGTTTACTAGATTTTTACGTGTATTTGTCTGGCCATTGTTTATTTTGCCATTTATTTTGGGCTGGATAGTACTTACTTATAAATTTGGAACTATTTTTGTTGGTACTTCTGATGCTCTATGGACCATGACAGTAGGAAACATAATGATTCTATTATCATTTCTTGCAATTATTGCTGTTATATTTGTTGTTGGATTCTTACTAACTTATATTATCGACGGTATTTTTTATGTCGTAACGGGTAAGAGTCTATTGCACGGTGTAAAAAATTCTACAGCAGCAGAAAACTAGAAAAAGGGAGTTTAGACTCCCTTTTTTACTCTAATGCTCCACCCATGCCGCGACCTAACCCTGTTGGTCCTTCTTTGAGTTCGCTGGGTTCTGATGCTTCTGGAGCATTGAACTTTATTTCACCAATGTCTGTTTCACCTTCGCCTGGCTTAGCCCTGGCAACTCGCTCAATGGTTTCTGCTTCACGTTCAAATAATTTATCTTCAATGCCTGCCATTGTTTTGACACCTGCAACTGCCAACTTTGCTTGTTCGAGTTCAAGTTGTTTACGCTGAATAATAAGTTCTTGTTCTTTGATTAGGAACTCAAGTTCAGTACGCTGCTCTTCAAGTTCATAACCCTTCATTTTCACACCCTGATCAAGTTCGGCTTTTCTAACTTCAACATCAGCCTTCATTTTCATTAGAATGTTTTCTGTTTTTTCTGCTGATAGTTGTTGTTCAACTTGAGCAGCATGAGCATTTAGTGCTTCTAGACTTTGCTGTGCTTGCTTGAGTTGAGCAGTCAGAGCCTGAACTTGTCCTTCAAGATCGTTGCCAGTTTCTTCTTCGCTGCTTAGCAATATTTCTGGTGGCACTGCTGCGCGTAGTCTGCGAGCAATCATTTTAGAACCTTCAAAGTCCATTTCATTGACAACTAAATCGGCAATAAGTGGCGCACTTTGTGGATATGCCTGAATCAGACTAATTGCTTTTTCGACCATTTCTTGACGACGAGTACTGTAACCAGGACCTGTTGAAACCACAACATCATATTCGCCCTGACTAAAATCAATCATGCGACCCTGTTTGTCAACACCATTGATTAGGACCAATTCATTGTCACCATTGGGCTTGACAACTCTAATCATACGTTTGGTGTCATAATAGTAGGGAATAACATCAACCAGTATTTTACCAATTTGTCTGACAGCGCGAACCAAATTATCGTAGTAATGATAATTGCTGACACCACTTTGCTGTTTTCTTGCTGCAATGGCCACACCACTGGTTTCATTGCCCATAGCACCTAAACTGGCATCAAAAATACCAAATATTGCTTTTATATCCTCGACACTTTGCATTTTGGTCGCTTGAACTGCTGCAATTGGTGCTTCAACAGCATTACGATTAGGAGGTCCAACTGGGTTACCATTGACATCAGTAGTATTGTATTCTAGATAACCAAAGTTTTTACGATTAGCATCACGCCAGTTATCTTCAAAAGTGTCAAATTGCCCTGCTGCACCAATCCAGGGTGCTTTGGCGTTTAGGTCTACAATTTCTGCTTGTAAACTTGTGGTCCAGTTTAGCAGTTTTTGTGCGTCACGTGCTCTGCGTACTGCGCCGCAAATATAACGCTGACCATCAACATAATACTCTTCACCAACTACTCTGACTACTGGAATATGTTTGCCAGCAAATGTGCTGCGATCAAGAATTTCTGTACTAGTCAATAAACACCAGCGTATAGTAGCAGTAGTTGTACTTCTGGTATTGAGTATAGTCAGCATGTTTGTGTCTAGTAAATCCTGTGGTGGACGTTCTAACGACACAATTACTTCACCAGTATTATTGTCTAGCAATTGATATAGTGTGGCTGGCTCCCAGTCACGATAGTAATATTCTGCTAGCAGTACAGTTTTATCATCTATCCACTGAGTGTTACTGGCATTGTAATTGTTCCAGCCACCCAATGATTCAACATCTTTAGTCAATTTTGCTTCAGGATACTGTCTGCTAAATTGATCTTTGGGTATACGATCAACTATAAAACACCAGTTAGCGTCACTGCCATCTGGCTGAACACTATTGGGATCAAAAAATACGCTTAGCGGATCTGGAATGCTTTCAATCAGTAATTTCTGATCAAAACTAACATCAGTTTCATATTCATTTCTTATTCGCAAATAGCCAAGACCGGCTGCTGCTGCATACCAACCTGCTTGATCAAATTGACTGTCACTTTTGCTATCGTACTCAATGTGTCTGATCAGACCTTCGATAGTATTGGCAACTGTTTGATCTGCACCATCGCTTTTAGGCAGTACTTCAATACTAGGTCTGTTTTGACGCTCTTCGTTTACGATTTGTCTGAGTGCTGGATTGATGCGGTCAACAGTAAAGCAGGGACGAGAACTTTCGGTTCTTTGCTGACGGGCAAGTGGGTCCCATTGGTCGTCCGACACAAAGCGCAAATCTTCTTTGAAGGCGCGTCTGAACTCTGCTTCTGCTTCTTCTGCCTGGCCAAATCGTTCCAGTGCCAATTCAACAATTTTTCTGTCGGATTCATTCATAATTATTCCTGTTAGTCTATTATTTATGCGTATTCATAACCAGAAATATTGCGTTTTAGTCTGTAGTACAGTAACGATCTGCTTATTCCTGTTTGTCTGCTGGCTTCTCGCATGCCAATGTAAACGATTCCGTTTATTTTTACTTTTTTACACTTTATTATATTTACTTCACGGCACTTTTTTCTGTTTTCATCAGTGCGTTTGAAACCAAGTCTGGGATTGTTTTTATTGGCCAAACCTACATTATTTTTGGCAGTGTCGCAATAAATGTTGTCTAGACTATATGGACCAGTGTCATTATATCTGCACATGTGATAACAATTACTTCCAGTTCCACGCTGTGACCATTTACCTGTAGACAGCCACCAGTTATACCATTCATCAAATGTTAGATTCCAATCTATATTAGATGCTCGCGCTCTTGATCTATGTGCGTAATATTTGCTCTTTGCTTCTTTTGTCATACCCATCCTATATTCTGAGGAAGTCCTGCATTTGGTTGGCGTTTTTTTACAACTTGACTTTCAATTTTGGCCAGTTCTCTACGCATAATTGCGTATCTAAACGCATCCATTAAATGATCATTAGTTTTGACAACTTTACCAGACTCATCTCTTCTGTACATTCTATATTCCGCAAAGAAATTATTCAAATCTGCAAAAATTTTGATTTGCCCATTGCTAAGTAGGTCCCATACTGTATATAAACCAGCCTCTACTGCTTTTTCTGCGTCATTTATTTTTAGACCTAGATCCTTGTACATAGTCATAAGATTTTGTCCATCTATTTGACTACGTCCACGTGCTGCTGTGTCTATAACGCCAGGAATCCATTCTCCTCTTGCTCGTATGGCTGATGCATGAACACTTGGTTCAACTTCACCACGATAATATTCTCCATAAGCATACCATACATTGGTATTTGGATCTTGTGCTAACCATATTGCTGCTGTTTTTTTGAATCCTACGTCAAGACCATATATTCTTGGCCAGAAGTCGGGAATTTCAAATCTTGGCACCGTTATTTCGGACTCAGGCACTGGGTATATGGCTCCAGCACCAAGTTGTGGAATGCCACGTGTTCTGGCATCACGCTGAAATGGAGGGATACTAGCCAACAATATACGCTTGTCTTCTTCTGATAAGTGCGGCACATCATCCCATGAGGCAAGTGTTACGTACTTACCAATTCCAACAGGCCCTTCACAGAACTGGCTGCCTTCCAAGAAATTCAAAATAGTTTCACTAATGCCCTTGAGCGGAGTAAATGTCATCATTAGAATGTTATCGCCGGTGGCTGTTCTCAATAAACACTCAGTTGCCACATCAAGAGGTGGTTCTTCGTCTAGCCATATGCTACGGGCAGTCCCTTCAAAACTTGTTCTGCCTGCATCGTATGCTTTGAACTCTACACTACTGTGAGTACCACTGACATGTTTTACTCTAAATATACTAATTCCAGTGTCTGCTTTTTTAGCGTCTTTGAGACTTTCTAAATCAAGAGCATCGCCAGGTATCATGCCTGTTCCAAATGATCCTACTGGTCCTAACAGTGTATTTTGAAGAATTGCCAATATTGTTTTACTGTCTTTACCGGCACACCACCAGTCTGTACTATTAGTAAATCGTTTGCCTGTCCACCATTCTGGATAATTGCCTGTTAGATGACAAGTTAGTTCGTATGCTGCTGCCAATGTTTTACCAACACGGTTAGCAGCCATGAATAATCGCAACTTATATTTGTTGCCAGCATCAAAAAACTCTATATGCTTGGGATATTGCTGTCTGTTTTGTTCACTGGCAAAGTATTTGGTCCACTGCCGATATTGTTTGCGCCGTTCTTGTTCTTCAAGCAGTGCTAACAGTTCTAATTTTTCAGCCTTGGTTAGCGGTTTCATTGCTACTTAGTTTGGCTCTGGCTATTAGTGCTTCTACGCGCATGTTGACTTCATCGTCAGGTATTTCTTGTGGGTTGACTACTTCAATACGCTCAACAGGTGCTTCAACAAAATACTTCATTAGATGAGTCATAAATCTAACATGATCCTGAACATTGACACCCTGCTGAAAGTTGTTGAATAAAATCATGGAAGTTTCGGCTACTACTTCTTCAAATGATTTTCCAATTGTGCTAGTGTATTGCTGCTTGAGTTTTTCTATTGAGATAACTTTGGAACCGGGCTTGCGACCACTGCCTGGTCTAGCACCACCCATTTTGTGTTTTTTTGCGGTCAGTACTTCACTGACTGTTGCGTCTTTGTTTACTAACATTGTTTCCCTCCGAAGAGTTGTTTGCTCGGTGATTTGCGCCGATACTTATATTATTTATACAAAAAAAAATGACAGTGAGAAACTCACTGTCAAAATACTAATAACGGGAAATGTATTAGTAGACTATGGCTAAAACACAGTATGTGATTATACTATGTCTAAATACTATTTATCATGGGACAAGAATACACTGATGATCTAAGTTGGATTCCCACTGCTTTTGATCGCACTAGATTTTTGAGATATATCAGAATGGGATATCGAGTACACGGCAATCATCTAAGCCGTCGTAATAACAATGGCAGCACTACTTACATTCTTATGTATCGTAGACAATTTACTTCAGAAATAGAAAAGCCCATAGATGACTATGGGCTTGGTGGAGATTTGTAAAATAGCAAAAGTTCTACATCTTTATTTAGATGTCAGTGCTTGACAATAATAATATGCTATTTTAGTTTCCAAATTTATCTCGATAATCTTGCTCAAGACTATCACTAAGTTGATCAAGTTGTTGTTGTGTTAGACCAAACTTGGCCTTGCTGCTGTTACGCTGAGATTGTACTACGACAAAACCAACAGCACACACAAACATAAA